CGGAGAACGCGCACAACTACTTATAGAAGTTCTAAAACAACAAGAAGGAGAAAACTAAAATGGGACTAGATCAGTACCTATACGCCAACGCTTATCTATCAGGCGGCAGTTGGCAAAAAGAAGCAGAGCAAAAAGCTTTTGCAAAAGTGGCGGAAGCTTTGGAAGTAGACGGTTTCATCTGCGAGGAATACCCGTCAATTTCAGTCAATGTGAAAGTTGGCTACTGGCGCAAGGCGAACCAAGTTCACAACTGGTTCGTACAAAATGTGCAAGACGGCAAGGATGATTGCTCGGAGTATTATGTTTCGCGCGACCAGTTGCAAGAGTTGCTGCAAGTCTGTAAAGATGTAAAGGCAAGCAAACACCCTGATGTAGTGAACGACTTGTTACCGCCGGCACAGGGTTTCTTTTTCGGAAACTATGACATTGACGAATGGTACTGGGAACAGATTGACGACACCGTTGAGCAACTGCAGCACGCACTCGCAACAGTTCCAGAGAACTACAACTTTGCATACCAAAGTTCGTGGTAGAAATCGCATAGGGGCGCAAGGGAAGGGGCAGAGAAATCTGTCCCTTTCTAGCTTTACGGGCCGGCCAAGCTTGGAGGTAAAAAAATCAGCTAAGTGCCAGCTTTCCGAAACGGTCAGAACTCCACTTGACAAATGTCAGGGGTAGGGCTTATACTCATCATAGAGCGAGACCGACTCACTCTAAGAAGGGAAACAAAGTGCGTTACGAATTTCAAATAATTAAAACCGTAGAGATTGACTCTAAGAACTTAAAGCTAGTCAGCAGCGAGGAAGAAGCATTAGAGATGCTAAAGAATGGCTGGGGAGTCGAAGTTGGCGAACAAGAAATCAGACTAGTCCACGTTGGACACGGAATGGATAAGTAATGAGAGATTCAACTTTTGTAATTGAAAAAAAGAAAACATACAGGGTAGAACACCGTGACGAGTTAGTTAATTCATCATTTGTTTTTTCAGGGCCTGGAGACGAAGAGGACGGTAATGACCTTTTACTTTTTAATGTTCTCATAGAGCATAAGGGATTAAACATCGAACACATAAGTAATTACTTAACCATTAAGGAAGTCAAAAAATTAGTTAAGTTTCTTAGTGAAGCCGTAAAAGAGTACGAAGAGTGGGACTGGGAAAATGGCTGCACTCTTGCTGAAACTAAAGAAAGAGGAGGAAAAAAATGGTTCGAGTTGGTGAAGTAAAAGTTACATACCTGACTGAACTGAATCCGGAACAGACAGACTCGGCGTTCTATTGCTGGGGCAGCGGATTTGAACCGCTCGCCGAGGTAAAAAAAGGCGATCGAACTTTCTATGTCGGATCAAGCGGGGAGATGCGTATCAACCTGGATAACGGAGATGTTATTCGTTACACAAGCGATTTGCTTGAAACCGGGATTGACACGGACGCAAAGCTTTCCAAGCTTTTGGAGAGTAATAACTGGATCAACAACAACTGGTTCGAGATTTACGAAGAGGGCGCGGACGGTGAGTGGTGGGAAGTTTGCGACACTCTCGAAGAAGGCATTGAGGCAGCGCGACACGCACTAGACACCGAATTGACAAATGTCAGTTAGTGATGTTACCCTGTCAGTAACGCTTAGAAAAAGGAGAAAACAAATGAGCGCAATAACAGTAAGCGGACAAAAGTTCCGGTACGAAACAGATAACGAACATTTCTGCGGTAATAGTTCACTACGCGGTTATGTAAGCACTACCTACTACAACTTGGTAGAAAAGTTCGGAGAGCCAATTCAATACGGTGAGGGCGACAAAGTTACCGTTGAATGGGTTATCGAGTTTATGAATGAAGAAACATACGAACTTGAGTACGCAACTATCTACGACTGGAAACAGTACGAAGAGGGTACGCCGTACGATCTATACAACTGGCACATTGGCGGTTACTCACAAAATGCAGTAGAACTAATCAACGCAGTAATGGGAGCGTAATTATGCAACATCACTTTATAGTTTATTTCAACACGCTAACTAACGAGTGGGTGCTGGAGTCAAATGTGGACTCTTTCCTAAATGACGGAACTGTCTGGGACGACAGCACTACCGAATGGGTACACGCGATTGACGATAACGACACCTACGCAAAAGACGAAGAACTCTACGACACGCTAAACGCGGCGTTGAGAAACCTAAATGAAGGGAAGTAAAGCTATGAATGTAAACCTGGTTAAGTGCGTTATGTGTGACATAACATTTAAGGAGTACGAAGATGAATCAATCTTCAGCTGTCCAGAATGTAAGAAAGAAGATTACTTAATGGATCTAGGAGTAGTGGCGGTCTAAGATGAGTAAGGTAAAAAACTTGCCAGAGCGCATTAACGTAATGAAAGTTGTGACTTACGACTTTCAGAAAATTTCAGACGACATGTTTGAAGCTACCGGTCTTCGGCCAATCCACGTTGCCGAAGCTGTGGACTGGATCGAACCTTGGGTGCTAGAAGATTTCGGTTGCGGTTATGGCCATGAGCCAGCTTTACGCGACCTAATCTTTCAAGACGAGAATGGTGAAGATCTCTAAAAACTTAATCAGGTCTTGCACTAGGTAAGACTGTCCCAACTGGAGTGCGGTGCGGGACTCGCCTGAATAAACTTGAAATTGTCAGTCAGGTGTGTTATCTTCTAGATAAGAAACCAACGAAGGGAGTAACCAAATGGGTTACAAAGTAATTGAAATACCGAAAGACACTTACTGCGAAAGTTGCGATGAAGCTGAAGCAACTACCTATCACGACCACGATGGTTGGCTACCACCTACTTTCTACTGCCAAGACTGCCAAGACAGAATCGAGTCTGCATACGAACTGCCTTCGGCTATGGATGTCTACGAGCCAGTAGTTATGAATGAACACGGAAGGATCTACTAATGATAGATCTACAAGAACAACTACAAGAGAACTTGCGGACTTACCTTGATGGAATGAGTGACGAGATACTAGATGACGTTTGTCAAATAGTTGTTGATACTTTCCGCACGGCACTAGAAACTAAGTACGACGTACCTGCGGGCTGGACTGGAACTACTCAACTATGAAGGAACTAGAGCCAAAGCTCGGTCAATGGTTACCGTTAAAAGAGAATCCGGTACAGCTCGGTGTGGATGTTGTTGATCTAGCAATCTCGCACGGCTTTGACATCGAGGTAAAAATTTGGGAAGAAGATAGACCAATTTTTCTTGAGGGCAACCCAAGTCAGGAGCTCCTAGAAGATTTAATAATTATCTCGGATTTCTCTTTGCAATACCTAGAGGAACTTTTGCCAGAGGGATACAAGTTTATTGTGAGCCAAGAAGATGGATTAGTTTTAATTAAAACTTTTGAGAATGAACTTGACAAGTCAGATTAAAAATGCAATAATACTTATAGATGCCAATACAAAGGAGAAAAAATGGCAAACTATTTCGGACAATCAAGAACCAATTACTTTTTGGTGAAAGACGAAGAAGCGTTCAAAGCTGAGATGGAGAAGTACAACGTCACAGTTATCACAAGCAAGATTGACGACCAGACTGCATACGGAATTATGGATGCGGATGATGATGGTGGTGGCTTGGCTTGGAGTCAATTCAATGAAGAGACTGACGAGTATGACGACATTCCTTGGGAACACGTTATTGGCCAGCATCTTCAGGATGGTCAAGTTGCTATCTTGGTGGAAACTGGCGCGGAGAAGTATCGCTACCTAAGCGGTTGGGCCGTTGCGTTCAACAACAAGGGCGAGTTTCGTCGCATAGACATTAGCGACATTTTTGAACTAGCCAAAGAACTAGGTACAAGCGTTACACCTGCCGAATACTAAAAACGACACGCTAGGGGGGTGGACTTGACAGTCTGCCCCTTTAGCGTTTATTATAGAACCATAAGCGCAAGAGAAGGGAAAACAAAATGCGCGGTCACAAATTACTAACGAAAGAGCTGGCAGCAAAGTTGCCAGAGCTTTATTCGCAAGATGGCAAGGGCTACGAAGCGGTAGCACAAGTTAAATTCTTTAGTCCTTATTCCGGTTGGAGATGGTACGCCACAGAGTTTGATGGTGTGGATACTTTCTTTGGTTTGGTCGAGGGGTTTGAAACAGAGCTCGGATACTTTAGCCTAAAGGAACTCGAAGATGTAACAGTCTTTGGTGGAGTCCCTGCGGTTGAGCGCGATCTCTACTGGTCACCTCGCCCCCTCAAGGAGTTGAGCAACTAATGGAAATGAAATACTTATTATGGTTTGAATTTAATTTCAACAATAATGGGTTTGAAATGCAAACCTACTGGCTCGACATAGCAATCCCGGCCCGAACTATTTATTTAGTAATTGCGGTTGTTATTGCCTTGAAACTCCGAAAAAGATTTATAAACAGAACTAAATAACAAGAAGCCCCATTTTGTCAGGGGTAGATGTTACAATGGTTTTATAACAAAGGGAGGCAAGAATGATAACTTTAGGATCTGGAGCAAGTTGCGGAAACTGCGGTTACAAAAAGGTTCGTAAGTTCTACGACGCAACGTTCTTTATCTGGGCGTGTGACGCAGAATGTGCAAAAGAAGCAAAGGAGCACGTTACAAAATGGTGGGACAACTAATGACAACCCTTAACCTAAGAGTCGTACTAGGTTTCGTATCGGGAGAAACTACGGTTTCCGAATACCTACTACTAGAAGATGAAAACTTTCTAGCAGTGGCCCGAAGCGCGGACACAATGCAAGAAGTTGTGGACTGGGTAAACGAGAACTACTAAGCCCAACGAGATGCCCCCGCCTGTTGCGGGGGTTTTCTTTTTTCCGGAAAGGGTTTTTCTTATTTGCCTGAAATTGTCGTAGGTAGATGTTACAATGGTTTTATAACAAAGGGAGAGGTGAGAAAATGAATGTAGAACTAACAAAGCAGATCGAGTGCTCATGCAAGGTGTGTGCAACAAACGCAGAATTCTTGGGTTTGTCGCTACCACTTAAGGCAGTAACACGAGAAACAATGCCAAAGGGTACGGAACACGGGCTAGTTTATCTAGCGCACGATCCAATCCTAAGCAAGAAGCAGAGTCTAGTTGTGAGAGCAGTTATCTAATAACAGCGCAACTAACCAGACCCTCACCAAAAGGTGGGGGTTTTCTTGTTTCCGGGACACGCAGCTCGCCGAGGTAAAAATTTCAGCTGCGAGCCAGTTGCACTTTCCCAGGCTGCGGCCGGAAAAGATAATTTCGGATTAGGTTGAAAATGTCAGTCCCCTGTGTTACATTTAGTTTACGAGGTTAGGGAAACCTCAAGAGGAGAAAAAATGTCAGACGTAAGAACAGTAGACATCATTGAAATAGACGGTGTGTTGTATGACACGCTAGATACAGCTATCGCGGACATCACGCATAACTGGAAAAATTACGTAGACGATTACCGCGCTGACGAGTTAATCGAAGTCACTCTAGAAGATAACGAAATCAGAGTGCGCTACGAAACTGACGAAGTTGAAGAAGATGAAGAACCAGTACGCAAGGAAGTTTATCTTTCCTACAAATATGAATACCTAAACATCACCTACAAATACTAAAAAGAAAGAGAACACAATGAACATAAGAGGAATCTTTGAAGGTAGTTTTGAGTCTGTCTGGTCAATGAGTGTGCCAGATGAGGATTACAAGACTTACATGGATAGTCACCCAGAGTTTGATGAGAACGACCGGGACGACATAAGAGACATGTGGGAACACTTTAAGTCCATAGGTTGCTATGACGAGATTGACGACACGGTAGATACGGATGTTGTTATGACTGGAGTGGAACTTTAATACTTAAGTTTCAAGAAAGCCCCTGCAGCGATGCGGGGGTTTTTCTTTGCGCGAGAGCTGAGCTGCTCCGAGGTAAAAAAAGTATGAGCTACCAGGTCAGCTGCGGCAAGAGCTGCAATTATCTTTTCCTGGGCCGGCACAGCTGTAAAACTTTTTGGTAAATGTGGTTGACAAATGTCAGGGGTATGCTGTAACCTTTAGGTATCAAGTCAAAGGGACTTGAGACAAACGAAGGAGTTGATCGCGTGGGAGCTTTCCTACAAAATCGCAAGACTGAACTATGGGTCTATTTCAACATAGGTCAATTCGTAATCTGCCATAACTGCGATGCAGATGAAGTTGTTCTCCTAAAGAGGAACGCTCGCAGGTTCTACAAAATGCACGGGGCTATGCACCGCCACCCAAGTGCAAGATACACAGTAGTTGCCTAAACCATAAAGAAAAGCCCTCACCAAAAGGTGGGGGTTTTTCTATTTGACAAATACCAAAAGATGCCGTAAGATTCAATTATGAAGTCAAGGGGCTTCATAGAAAGAAGGGAACTAAAATGGAAACAAGATTAGGATCCGGCGCAAGTTGCGCAGGTTGCGATCAAAAGAGTCCACGGAAGTTTGTATGGAACAACTGGTACATCTGGGCTTGTGATGTGAAGTGCGCTCACAAAGCGCGTTACGCATACCTAGCCACAATCTCTTCCGACCCAAAGTGGAAAAGGTTGGCGACTAAATAAGATGGGCTACATTTACTTGAGTTGTTGGCGTTGCGGTCAAGCTATGAAAGTACAAGAAAGAAAGTACATTCACGGTTTGTGTTGCGGCAAGTGTAAATAAATAACTCAAATAAGAGTTGTGCTAAAGTTGAAGAGTTCCGTCGAGCGGGTCTTTTCTCCCTTCGTCCCGGCTCCGGAATATGGATAGGGTAATCCCTTTAACCTATCCCTAAGCGCGTCACCTTATTCCCTTTTGGTGGCGCGTTTAGTTTTTCCTGGACGCGGTTTGACAAACTAAAAAATTGGTAATAGATTGAATAAATTAAGTAATGACAAATTACGAGAAAGGTAAAAAATGTCACGTCTAGAAGGAAAGAAAAAAATTGTTGTTGGACAACGAACTATTATGCAACAGCACCAGGAGCTACCTGCTTCAGCACTAAAAACAATCGAAGAAATAAAAGCAAGAAACAGCAGTCCGGACAGAGATGAATACATCAAGATGTTGCGTGAAGCTGGGTGGACATTGCAAAGCATTGCTAGTGCACATGGAATGACTCGTGAACGTGTACGACAGATTGCGGCAGAGCCTCGCATGTACTTTGAAGATGTCAAGTCTTTAGAAGTACCAGCAGCTCCAAACCGAACTGTCGATGTCTTTGAGTCTGTCGAAGTCGAACTAGATCCTGCGGTAGCTGCAAGAATGCTTGAACTATCTGCACTAGCTCGGAAGCCTATAACTAACTCTGCAGAAGCCTTTGAGTTTGTTGCCTTACTGAACCAGGAGATTGAACGCGGAGTAAGTGGTATTCGCCTAGCCAAGATGCTGGGTATCAACCACTCGTCAATCTATGCTCGATTAGCCAGGTACGGTTACCGGCAAACCAAGGCCACATCAAAGCATATGCAGCTGAATAAGAACTTAGTCGCGTCCAAGTAAGGTAAAAAATAATGGAGCTAGATTGCGCTTGACTTTGTCAGTCAGGTGTGTTACCCTTATGTCATAGGCAGAAAGGAGAACAAAGTGCCTAAGTTAAAGTCAGACTTCCACACTATGTATTACAGTGGTTTGGAAGGCGCAACGATAGTACGGTTCGTAGAGATGCGAGGCGACGGATTCGGTGGGAAACCATTCCCAGTGTTTCTAGTCAAGTTTGCTGATGGATCCAATGGCGAGATTGAAATCTCGCAGGATGAGGAAGGGAACGGCGGAGGGTTCGTATTCGGACTCCCAAGCCCATTCCTTGACTAAGAACTAAGGACAGCCCCTCGCTTATGCGGGGGGTTTTCTTTGTCCAAAATAGCCTTGTCTAGAATAAGATAATGTTTCTGGTATGAACAAACTAGAAATTGTCCAGAGTGCTTATCACGCCAACCGTGCAGGGGAATCCTTTGTCGTTGCTATCGTTGATGACGCGGAGAACGATGACACCAAGCTGGTAATTATGTTTGAAGATGATGGATACACTGCGGTTTTATCTTTAGATCAGCTAATCGATGAGGAAGACATCTCGGAAAGAACTAATAACTGGGATCCAATTAAATACGAAGAACGCCTTCGTACAGCTCTTTGGGATGACGAAGACGATTCATACGAATTCGAGTACTAAACTATGACAACTATTGCTGCTATTCAAGGCGATGGCTGGTCAGTTGTTGGTTACGACTCTCGCCTATCTCGCGGTGATTCCGGCGGTCGCATCTACACATTACCTAAAGGCAATGGAAAAGTTGTAAAAAGGGATAGATACTTAATTGGTGCAGCTGGTGACTTAAGAGCAATTAACTTAGTTTCCGATGTAATTAAGCTGCCAGATCCTGGAGAGCTTACCGGAGCTAAGCTAGATAAATTTTTTACCACGACAGTAGTTCCAACTATCCGAAGCTGTTTCGAGGCTGCGGGATACGGAAAAGATGGAGCTCAGGAATCTCAACTAATAGTTTCTATAGCTGGCCAGATTTTTGAGCTTGGCGAAGGTTATGAGTGGAGTAAAGATACAAGTGGGCTTTACGGAATTGGTAGCGGCGGGGATTACGCAATGGGGTCACTACATTCAATCGTTGAAAAGAACTGCTCGATTGAAGAAGCTAAGGATCACATTAAGACTGCACTTGCAGTAGCTATCAGTTTGGATCCATCTTCAGGCGGACCTATCAACATAGTTACGCAGGAAAGTTTTTAGCCCGGGCTGGCGACAAAATAAAACCCCCACACCTTGCGGTGCAGGGGTTTTTATTTGGTTATTAAATTTCTTCGTCACACTTTACGCAGAACACTTCTAACCCGTAAGCCTCAAGGCGTTCCTCGGTATTCCATTGCTCGCTGAATACTGGTTGAGGACGGTCACCGTCAGAGTTTGCGGAAGTTCTACACCCACACTCTACGCAGATAAAGTCACCGTTGAATGTGTAGGCGCGTATGTCCCACAATTTTGACACAGCGTACAACTGTGCGAATGTGCTTGGTGCTAGTGGCATAATGTCCACGGTAGCTTCCCTTCTATCAGTTGCTCCCTTAGCAACTTGATAAACCTACCTTAACACACTTATCTGACAAGTGCAAGTAGACTTGACAAAGTTGATAGGTTAAGTTATTATAGAAACGTAGAACAAAGGGAGGTGCAAGATGGCAAGAAACACTATTTCAATAAGTTTCGACACGGAAAGTAACCTAACTGATGCTGAAGCGGAAGCAATTCTTCAGTATTTAGAGTTCCGCTTAAAAGAAGTTAAAGGTAGCGGAGCTAAGGTATCCAATGTAACTGGTTACTGGACTACACCGTGGTCACCAAAAAACTAAGAACTAAAAGCTAGGCGAGGGGTAAAACCCTCGCTTTTCTTTTTGCCCGGCTAACAGCAGCTGTAGCTGACTGGAGGTAAAAAAAGTATCAGCTACTTGGGCGCGGCGCATTGACTTTCCTGGGGAAGCTGGTAAGCTTATACCATGGGAAACTTTGTATCTTTATTTGCCGGAGTTGGCGGCTTTGATCTTGGTCTTGAAGCTGGCGGACATAAATGTGTTGGTCAGGTTGACATTGACAAGAAGTGCCTCGCCGTATTGGAAAAGCATTGGCCAGATGTGCCAAAGCATAATGATGTAGTAACAGCAAAGGAATGGGCTGATGAGCAAAACCTCGTTGGAAAAGTTGACATTGTCTGCGGAGGATTTCCGTGCCAAGACGTTAGCGTTGCAGGAAAAAGGGCTGGGCTGGCTGGTGCCAGAACTGGACTCTTCTTTGATGCACTCTCTTTCGCGACGCATGTCAAAGCAACAACTCTCATCCTGGAGAATGTCCCAGGACTTTTATCAAGCAACAACGGACGCGATTTCGGAGTCGTCCTCACTAGTCTGGCCGACGCAGGGTATAGCGACATCCAATGGCGTGTTCTTGATTCGCAGTTCTTCGGAGTCCCCCAACGCCGCCGTCGAGTCTTCATTGTCGCAAGTCTTGGAAACGGAAGTTTCCCCGAAGTACTCATTGAGCGCGAAAGCAGCCGAGGGGATCATCCGGCGGGCGGAGCGTCGCGGGAAAACATTACCGGAGCCACTAAAGAAAGCTCTTCAGTCAGTGGTGGAATCCTCGGTAGCGAGCTGATTGGAACTCTCCAGGCACGGGATTACAAAGGTGTTGGAAATCAGTACGTCCAGGAAAACAAGCTGGTAGTTGAAACCAGCTAAGTGGAGGTAAAAATTCTATGCCAAGCTGGTATGTGAAAACTATTCGCAGCGGAGCTCGAGCTGCGGATGGCTCTCTCCCGGCGGATGTTTGGACTGAAGGAGTCGTACACCCAACATTAAATGTGTTTGATGTTGGGGACACACGAGCTGTAGTAATAGTTGTTGAGGATGAAATGCCAGCTTACCCGATTCAAGGAACAGTAATTGGTCGCAAAGATACTGCCGGACCACAAGGAAAAGGTCATGGGGAAGCAGATGACCCAATGTACACGCTTGACACAACAGGAGGTCACGCTGTGGCTATGACAGAAGATGATGGAACAATTGTGTTTCACCCACACAGAACAGACGGATTCCGCCTCCAGGGTGACACAGTAAATACGCTTACGGCTTTTATGGGTACGGGAGGATTAAATACACCAATGGTTTCGACAAACAGAGTTCGCCGCCTCACACCAGTTGAGTGCGAAAGGCTGCAGGGATTCCCTGATAGCTGGACTGCGGTAGACGAAAAGACAGCTGATTCCCATAGATACAAGCAGATGGGTAATGCTGTAACAGTTAATGTAATTGCTTGGATTGGTTCGCGTGTCGGCTGAGGTATTCCCAACAATTATTGCGGGACTATCACACAGAGGCGGAACAACTCAGGACGTTTATGTTTTCTCGTTAATAAAAGTTCTTGGACAAGTTCGTAGAATAACTCCGCCAGAATGTGAAGTGCTACAAGGATTCCCGAGGGACTGGACAGATCAGCACTCGGATACGATTCGCTATCATCAAATAGGTAATGCGGTAACAGTAAATGTAAGCAGCTGGATTGGGTCGCGGCTTTGATTAAGATTTTTTACCCCGAAGGTGTAATTGGGACTATCACTACAGCTTTCGGTGCAAAGAACTATTCAAATCACCAGGAGCTAATGGAAGGAAGTGTCGTGGTTTACGAAGTTAATCCGGAGCTAGCAGCTCTGCCGATCCAGGATGGGAGAGCCATGGTAAAAAAACAGAACGGACTTGGCCTGGGAGAAGCTGGTGATCCCAGCTACACGCTCGATTCGGTTGGTGGACAGTCAGTAGCTACCTGGTGGGATGGTGGACAGATTAGTCAAACGCTTGACGCTGTACTTGCTAAAGGTCAGACTATGCCGGAAAAGAATAGATTCCCTGCGGTTATTCAAGAAAGCCGCGTTAGAAGATTAACGCCTCGTGAGTGCGAGCGACTTCAAGGATTCCCAGACGACTGGACTGATTGCGGTTCTGATTCAGCTCGCTACAAGCAAATGGGTAACGCTGTCACTACCAACGTGGTTGCTTGGATAGGCAAAAGAATACCCCCCGTCTAATGACGAGGGGTTCTTTGGTTTTGATTAGACAGGCATTGCGGTAATCGCGTAAGTGTCTAAACGATCACGGAAATCTTTCCCGTGTATTTGGTAACCAATCTCGATGCCTTGGTCAATAATAATGTTTGACGTTTCTTCATCTAGATAGTTGATGTTGCTTTCAACAAGAACATCTGCTTCGCCGTTGTTTCCAACGAAAGATACTTTGTAAGTATTCACGGCTGGGGGTTTCTCCTTTCTTCCAGTTAATGAAATCTTACAATACTTCTATGACAAAAGCAAACTGGGTTTATAACGGTTTGATAACAAACTAAAGCCCTTGCGGTTATTATCTTTTTAGGCCGATTTGACAATGGCAGCCTCTCGTGCTACCCTTAAAGTAATCCTTAAGAAAGGGGAAAACATAATGACAAAAAACGCAAATACGAAAACTAAACAAACAACTGGTGGCATTGAAGCTCCTGACTACTCAGACTTTATTGACGGTATGCCTCTATGGAGTAACATTCTTGATGGCCTCTGGGTAGGCGGAACAGATGACAACGACACGCTAGGTGACCACCACGCTTGGAGTGGTAGACAAGCCTTTATCACGCCTGAGATGTTTGACACGGTAGTAACTATGTACCAATACGCCAACCCTGTGGATTGGTTAGTAAAAGAGTATCGCTACTGTATCTACGACTCAGACGTTAATCACTTTGATTGGGCTGAACTATTTGCTACGGCTAAATTCGCTCACACAGAGTGGCAGAATGGGAAGCGTGTGCTAATCCGTTGTCAAGCAGGGCTCAACCGTTCCGGACTTGTTACGGCTCTTGTGCTTATCCGTGAGGGTTTCGCACCTGAAGAAGCGATTGCCTTACTCAGAGAGAAGCGAAGTTCTATGGCCTTATTCAATAAGCAGTTTGTTCAGTTCCTTAAAACGATTGACGTTGAGATGTGGCGCGGAGATGCCTTTGTAGATACCAGCGTGTCGGGTGTTGACATAGACTAAAGAAGTGTGATACCTTTAGAAAGTCGCAAGGGCGACAAAACAAAAGGAGAAACAATGAACCTCACAAAGCGTGGAGTTATAGTACGAAACATTTCTATCGTTCTACTAGTTCTTGTAGCGTTTGTAGTGGCTGAAAGAGTAACCACACCAGATGCTTGCAAGGTAGACGTTAATCAAATGTCGCAAGGTTGCAAGGACTTGCTCTACCCATAAGGGTAGGGCTTGTCCTATTTAAGGAGAAAAATGATAGACGAATACGTACGCCGTAATGGAGTAATCGTTATTTGCCCAAGCTGCAAGGACGAGCTTCACGTTGGAAACATTAACGCAAACGATCTTAGTCGGTGCGGTAATTGCTTAGACGAAATTGAAAACTGCAAATACTGCCAGAATAGTAAGGGCACAATGCACCCAAACCACTTCGCCAGTTCTCGGTGCGAAAGCGGAAGACGCAACCACTGCACATGCGATACTTGCTTCTAGGAGAAAAATGAATAACATTAACATTGTTTGGACAGCTGTCCTTTCAGCTGTCTGCGGTATTGGCTGCATAGCAGCTGCACTTGCACACAACACAGACCTGGTGATTGCCCTTGGCCTTGTTTCAGTTTCAGCTGCTCTTCTGGCCGGGCGCGAGCTCTAAGGTAAAAATTTACTGAACTAGGCTGCTGATCCCTAAATTATAATTAGATTCAACAGTCCTAGAAGAAACAGGTAGACACACATGCCAGAAGAATCCACCCCTGCGGAAGAACTAATTGAAGTTGCAGAAGTCTTAGAAGAGCTAGAAGCTGAGGCGGAATTAGCTGTCCAGGCTGAAGAGGCTGCGGCTGAAGAAGAAATTGCAGCAGTTGTGCCGGAGGCTGCAGCTGCACCGCGAGGTAAAAAATCTAAAGCTGCATCGGAAACTGCGGTAGAAGTTGAGGCAGCTGAGCTGCAAGAAGTTGTTGAAGTTGTTGTACCAACGCCACCAGCTGCACCAGCTACGGTAGCTCCAGCTGCATCACGCGGAGGAATGTCGATCTCAATTCGCAACAGGCGATAACAACTTTACGGATTAGCATCCAGCTACTGCGCGATAAACTTGCAGAGCTGGGTGCTATTTCTTTAGTGCCGGTGTGATTATTGGAAGGACGACACCCATGACAGCAATCAATAAACTGCGACAGGTTAGCCTACGCATTATTGCGGTATTCGCCGCTTCAGGACTTTCAGTCATTGGCGCGGGTGCTCTTGCTGGAGTAGAACTCTGGCAAGCGGTATTTATGGCAGGTGTAAGCGGAGTAGCTACGGTAGTCGAAGGACTATCTCGTGCCTACCTCAAAGACGGAAACTTATCAATGGAAGAGATTGATGAAGTATTTGTTGCCGTAGACAAGAAGACTGCTCAAGCCACAGGCAAGTAACCACGCAAAAAGTACGCCCCTTACCTTGCGGTAGGGGGCGTATTTTTGTTTGTCTGGATTATGCGGTAAAGGCTACTTCATAACCCTTTTCCAACTTTGCCCACTTCTTTTCGCTGGCAAACTTATCTGCGTGGTATGCACTAACAAAACGCTTGACCTGTGTCTGTCGTGCGGATACTTCAGCCTTGCCCCAAGATACGGTAACAACGTTTCCGTTAACTGTGATCTCGTAGACTTTCTTCTTGCCGTCTTGTCCACGCTCACCCTGTGACTTGCTTACTAGGACTATCTTTTTCACTTGAGTTTCTCCTTTACTCATTTACCGCTCCCTTGCGGTATGTATCTAGTTAACCATCACTATACGGTCTTGTCAAGTCTATTTGATAACAATACGGTAACAGTACGGTGATGGGTTATTTGTCACGCTTAACAACGACAGTTGTCGCTATTGCAACAAGGAGCGGTGTCCTCAATGCTTACGGTATTCTCGTATCCACACTGCTGGCAATCAACCTCAATGTCGTTACCCATTGAACTGAATGAACTTGTTTCTATGTCTGTGTTGCGGTGTGTACATTCGCTGCACTCAAAGCTTACGGTGTAGTCGTGTGTCTCTGGGTAGTCGTAGTATCCCATTTGCTTTCTCCCTTTCCTTTACGGTATCTCTAGTATTGCACTTATGTTGGGTGTTGTCAAGCGTGGCTTACGGTGTGTCAAAAAGAGAACCCCCTAGCCTAATGGCTAAGGGGCTAACTCTTGTTGGACTTAGATAACTGTCTCGCCTAACTTGTTTCCATAGATCGCAGAGTAGAACTCTAACTTCATAGGCAACTCAGCCTCTACTGAAAGAACCTCTACGCCCTGAACTATCTCTTGTGCTTCTTTCTGTGCCTGTGCTTCATCACTAGCCTGTACGCGACACAGGTCTCCATCTATGAACTTGACCTTGTAGTAAGTCACTTGCTTCTCCCTTGTTAGAACTTCACACAACTCTGTGTGTTGTCTTTAGTATTACACACACAATACCTCTTGTCAAGTGTAGACACACACCTAACAACTTCTCAAGCACATTGAGAACCTCAAACACACAACCAGCTTAGAGGCAAGCAAAGTTATTAAATCTTTTTTGCATCGCAGCAGCCTAATAGCAGCTGCAAAGCCGGAGCTAGCTGATAGAGAAAAATCTGGAAACAATCTGCGACACACCCGGATGCGAGCGTAGCCAACTCGCAGGCCAAATCCAAATAAAGTAACTGTTCACTCTTTTTGCCGAATCGTTCAATAATGACTGGCCTCAAGTAGTTATAAAATGAAGTAACCGAAAGGATAACTTCTTGTCCTACTCCTCCGATCCATATGCCCATTTATGGATTTGCGACTGGTGTAAAAAACACTATGTGGTTCCGCAACTTGCTAGAGACTGCGAGGATAAACACTTAAAAGAAAACTCTGTACAATAGAGCAGTGAAGTCGTTACCTGACTATGAGATTAAGTATCTAAACGCGTTTCCCTACCCCCCAACGCGCCGACTAGCCGCGCTTCGCGCAAAGGGGTGGTCTTTGTCCGTTCTTGGTAAGGCGTTAAACCCTCCGCGCTCAAAAGCTACTATCCATAATTGGACTGCAACCGAGGAAATTTTTGATTTTACAGAGCCATTCCCACTTCCTCAGAAAGCCCCTATCCCAGCCCATCCTTTGGCTCCCTTAGTTCCCCTAGAAACTATCCCTGAACTCCAGCGACTAGTACCTTTGGCCCAAAAATACCGCTCTAGAACCCCAAAAAACTCAATTTATGCCGAATCTAACGAGAAGTTGACAGAATTAGCCGTTTCATTATACCTAAGAGGGATTCCAGTAAGCGCTATTGCAAATGCAGCACAAGTTTCTAACCGAGCAATGTACCGTAGAGTTAATAAAGGACTAGGAAAACACCATAATGACTAATGAAACCGCCCAAGTTTGTGTAGTTTGGTACAACGCTGACCGTAAAACCAACCCACAATCTCGTTATTTACAAGCACTTTCTACAGATTCTAAGCCAATCACCCCTTTATCCTTTGATATTACTGGTTTAAGTGCCTTAGATTCCTTTAAAAACGCCATTTTTGTTGCTTCAGAGGCCGATTTATTCAAAAATTTACCTATTTCTAGTAGAAAAGTTCCACTTATTATGCCAGTCCAGGTTGCTAGGCAACTTCTAGGATGGCAAAACTTTGTGCCAGCACCAGCCCCCAAGGGAGCCTTGTAAAAATGGCAGAAAGCAGTCCAGCACGCACTTTTGATGTATTTCCAGCAAATGTTGTTATCTGCCCTGAAAACTCTATTGACTTGCTTGATCCAGAAAGCGTTATGGCATCACGGAATCACGGGATTTCAGGGGCAAAATATATAGAAACAGCCAGAGTTATCGCATCTTCGGGCATTGTCTACATAGGTGCTGATTCATCCACAGGCCCGGTTGTAATTTTTAGTGAAGCTTTTACTCAGCAAAACAGAGAAACTAACTCCACTACCCGTTTTGTCACAGGATCTGGGAAAATTATTGCCGTTTCCAAAGACAGAGGTTGTGGGTGTGGCTCGCGTCTAAAGAACTGGTCACCTATAACCTCTGTAAGTAGAGCAAATCG